AATATGGATGCGAAATCCTTTTTGAAAAAGCAAAGATGATTCAAGCAAAAGATTCATCACTTCCAAATGATGCATATTTAATTTGGTATGATGTGGATGGTGAAACTTTTATGGACGTAACTCGTTGTAGAAAGAGAGTTGACTTATTTGATTTCTATTACGATAAGTATGGTCCAGGATCAGTTCGCAAGATTGATTTTGGATATGGAAGAGTAAACCCAAAACTGTGGGGATATAAAGCACCTGATAAAAAGAAAAAAAGATGAGTGAAGGATTTAGTGAAGAAAAGATTGAAGTCGCAATCAACAAAAATGAAGTGAAAAATCTTCTTAAAAAATATAAGAAGATTAAAAAGTATATGAGATCTCCTATTTTTGCAGTCAAAACTATTGATGGTACAGAAAGTATTGTCAGTGAACTGTTGAATGACACTGACAATGGGTAAGCATTATCTTCTCAACCTTTATGGTTGCTCATTCGTTCTATTGGATGATGAGAAATGTCTTATTGACTTATTAGAAAATGCTGCAGTTGCAAGTGGTGCCACTGTGGTTCAGACTATCTCTAAGAAGTTTGAACCACAGGGTGTCACTGCGATTTGTTTGTTATCTGAAAGTCACATTAGTATTCACACTTGGCCTGAGGAAGGTAAGGCAGCAGTAGATGTCTATACTTGTGGTGATTGCAACCCTAAAATTGGTTGTGATATTATCATACAACAACTTTATGCCACAAAACATACGCTCAGCTACATAGAGCGTTGACAGATTAACAAAGAAGGTGTAGAATCAATCCAAATATACAATTTATCATGGACTATAAACCTTATAGTATGGAATGGAGTAGGCGTAGATATCTTGCCGAATCAATCCAAAAATATTTTGACACCGATGCTTCTTTGGACGTTGTTCTAGATGATATCGTAAGTGTTCTTGAAGAAAATGTAGAGCACCACAAAAGTCGTGCTGAAAGATTTCAGAATGTTTTAGATGGATTGAAATCACTTCCATATTAATAAATAAATCTATACGGAGATTAAACATGCTCTCTACTCAATATCGTTTGCGTCTTGAAGCAATCTGTGAAAGTATTGTAAAAGGCGAATCAGTAGAGTTAGGTGATATGATTTGGGCCGAAAAACTTGCCAAATCAAATCGTTCTGCTGCGACTATTTTGAGACAAGCAAGACGCCGTGCTGCTAATCCAGATATGACTGAAGATAGTCTTGATGGATTTATGAATGCTTTGGATTTGGGGGATCCCGATCCAACTAATCATAGAACAGGATTTAATAGTGCTGATGACATTATTGATTTCTTCACTGGAGATAAACCAGACGACTGGAGACAAAGAGACTAATGACATACGAAGAGTTTTTGGATATGCCAACAACTTTTATGGATGACATGCTTAAGGTGGTTAATATTAAAAATAAGTATCGTTTAAAGTTTACAGAAGAAGAAACAGAAATTAATCACCATCTTTTAACTTATTGGGAAGAAATGAAGTTAAATGAGTTGAGACACAAATTTGAAAAGTGTTGGGAGATTGAAGAAAATTAAGAAATGATAAAATTGGTATAACATCTTACAAACCTACTTGCATAGATAGAGTATCGGGTCTATAATGACCTTACGTTCATCAGAGGAAACTCTGACGCAAGTAGGACGGCGGAACGGAACGTTCATTTGCTATTCGCAAATAGCAAACGCAAACCGCCCGAAGGAACGGGGCCTAAAAATCTCATTCTGGAGGAAAATCCTAATGGCTAAAGTAGTATATCGTGGCATCGAGTATGATACCCAAAAGCGTCTGGAGTATCAACAGCAGATGATGCAACAACCCCAACAGTACAACGAAACCTATCGTGGTGTTAAGTTTACTAAGGAGGGTCATAAGTGATGAAAAAACTCAACGTGCTTCAACTCATTAAAGAGCAAAAGCAAAAAGAGCAACGTCGTCACCAAGCACTGCTTGCAAACGCAGGAGCAGGAAAGTGATTGCCATGATTGCAGCTATTGCAGGTGCATCAACAGCATTCATTTATCTCATATATATTGAAGTTCTATTACTCAATAGGTAATGGAAAATTACCGTTATCACTATGATGATATGGACAAGGACAATAGGGGTCCTGCTTGTTATCTTTTAACATATCGTGGGTGTCGTTATTGGTCTTGTTACCGTGTTCATCTAGTGGAATGGTTTGAAAAATTATTTAAATCAGAGGGGTCTTGACACCCCTCTTTTTTTTAACTATAATACCTTTGTTGAGGTTCAATGAGATGGACAAAAAAAAGCTTAAGTTAATCATAAGGAACCTGGAATCTCTTGTTGACTGTTTGAAGTCTGAAGTGTATTCTGATACTGATTCCTACCTAAACTACGAGGATATTGCTCCTCATCTTGCGGACTATGACGAAATCTTTGAGGATAGTGATTTAGATGATTGAAAAAATGAAACCTATTAAAGCAAAAGATCTTTTGGAACTGGATAAAAATCTTGAAGTGGCAATGCTTCAGTGCTATCCACTTCCAGAACAAGTAATTTATCAAGCAGGAAAGTGTGATTATTCTGAAACCCCCATTCATAATCAACAGATTCCTACCCCATCAAAATGTGGAGAATGGGTTGTAGAGAGACTCCTTTCAAATGAGAAAGGTCACTGGGGACCCCTAGAACACCCCGCAATTACCTTTTCGGTCTCTGGGTATGTTCATAACGTTGCAATGCAAGCAAGGACTCATAGAGTAGGTGTAAGTTTTGATGTTCAATCTCAACGATATACTGGAAAACGAGTCATTAAAGTTGCTAGTGGAGAACTAAAACCGGAAGATGTTTTTTATGTTCGTCCTCCTGGATTTTATACTAATCGTTATGGAAAAAAATATGATTGGACACAAGAAGATTATCAGGATGAATTAAATTTCATCCTGGAAGGATGTAAACGATATGCAGTAAAATACGAAAAAGGAATGTGTGAAGAGCATATTCGTGACTATCTTGCCCAAGCAATTCGTCAAAATTTTGTAGTTTCTTTTAATCTTCGATCTGTACTTCACATTATGGATTTGAGAGCAAAAATGGATGCTCAACTCGAAATTCAATCACTATGTGAGCAGTTTGTTCCACACCTTCAAAAATGGTCTCCAAATGTGTGGAAGTATTATGAAGAAAAAAGGTTACATCGTGCTCGTTTAAGTCCATGATAAATATCATCATCGCAATTAATGATACAAATGCCAACTTATAGATTTCAAGATACTGAGACGGGGGAAATCTTTGAAAAGTGGATGCTTATGGCAGAAAAAGAACCATATCTCAAAGAAAATCCGCACCTTAAACCACTAATTCCAACACAAATGAACGTTGGTGAAGTGGGAGAATGGCAAAACAAATTAATTAATAAACACCCATCATGGAACGATGTTTTGGGACGAGCTCAAAAAATGCCGGGATCAAAAATCAAAAAAATCTAAACCATTCACATTATGAAAATTTCAAATCACCTAAACAAAATTTAATATATGGCACGTAAAAGAGCATCGAATCCAGTACCATTTGGAATGAGTAATCGACAAATGAAACGAAAGAAACCAATCAATCTTGATATCATGAAGACGATTGAACCGTTGACTGATAATCAAGAAGCACTGTTCAAAGCATATAAACTAGAGCAAAATATTGTTGCTTATGGTGCTGCTGGAACTGGCAAAACATTCATCACACTTTATAATGCATTGCGTGATGTTCTGGATGAAAGAACTCCTTATGAAAAGATTTATCTTGTTCGTTCTCTTGTAGCAACTCGTGAAATTGGTTTCCTTCCTGGAGACCATGAAGATAAGTCAAGTCTTTACCAGATTCCTTATAAGAATATGGTGAAGTATATGTTTGAAATGCCAGATGATTCTGCATTTGAAATGCTTTATGGAAATCTTAAAACACAAGGTACGATTAGTTTCTGGAGCACATCTTTTATTCGTGGAACTACTCTGGACAACGCAATCATTATCGTTGATGAATTCCAGAACCTAAACTTCCATGAACTTGATAGTATCATTACCCGTGTTGGTGAGAACTCAAAGATTATGTTCTGTGGTGATGCTACTCAGTCAGACCTTGTGAAAACAAATGAGCGTAATGGTATCGTTGACTTCATGAGGATTCTTCGAGTAATGCCTTCGATGTCTATGATTGAATTTGGTGTAGAAGATATTGTTCGTTCTGGTCTCTGTAAGGAATATCTTGTTGCTAAAATGGAATTGAATCTCTGATGTTTAATCATGTTGAATTGAATCTTCCCTCTCTTGAGAGGGAAATGATTGATGGAGTTCGTTATTACAAAGTTCCAAACAACAATGAACTCCAAAAGTTTGTTTCTATCACATCAGTTATCAGTCACTTTAGTAGAGAAAAGTTTGCTAAGTGGCGTGAGAAAGTTGGTGAAGAAGAAGCAAATAGAGTTACTAAAAGAGCCACTAGTCGTGGAACTGATGCACATACTTTAATTGAACATCACTTATTAAATCAAGAACTACCAAAAGTTCAACCGATTTCAGAGCATCTTTTCAAGATTGCTAAACCAGCATTAAGTCGCATAAATAATATCCATGCACTTGAAGGTTCTCTTTATAGTCAATACTTAGGTGTTGCTGGCACTGTAGATTGTATCGCAGAGTTTGATGGAGAACTTTCAATCATAGATTTTAAGACTTCCAAACAACCAAAACCACGAGAGTGGATTGATGGATATTTCGTTCAGTGTTGTGCATATGCGTGTATGCTTCATGAACTCACAGGACTTTCTGTTAAAAAGTTCGTGATTATTATGACCTGCGAGAATGGTGAAGTGGAAGTATATGAAGAACGAGATAAAGCAAAATACATCAGAATGTTGACACAATATATTAAAAAGTTCGTCAACGATAAGACTTCTTGACGATATTGAATTTATGTTTTAGAATGAACAAAGTTGAGGAAAAAGATTGTACATCACAGTGTTAGGTCAAATGGAGAATGAATTAGAAAAAGCACTAGAGAATAAGTTTTTCTGTCCTTCTCGATTTGCCCAGGAGATTGAGAATCTCGTGCAACATAATGAAGATATGAACTACATTGATGCTATCATTCACTTCTGTGAAAAGAATAGTATTGATGTTGAGTCTGTTCCGAAACTTATTTCCAAACCACTCAAGGAAAAGATTAAGTATGAAGCAATGGAGTTGAACTTCCTTAAGAAGACCTCCAGAGCAAAATTGATCTTTTAATCCATTTTTGGTCGAAAAAAATCCCGGCAAAAATTTCCCATATTACTTTTTTTGAATGGTGCCATTTGATACTTATAAAACTTATCTTGCTTTGAAGAATCACTTTACGAAAGATTCTTATGATTATTACAAGTATCAAGGTAAGAGTCGTGCATCTCTTCAATCTTTCTATAAACGACGTGATAGGTATTGGTTTGAAAAACTATCAAGACAAAAGGAAGATAAAGAAGTAGTAGATTTTTTTGTTGCTAACTTTACATCATGCTCAGACCCACAAACACTGTGGATTGGTGAGATGATTAAAGAAGGTGAGACTAGATATAAGTCTTGGCAGAAAAGAATACAATCTCTTTCTTATTTGTTTAAGGAAGAATCTCAGCAACTATTTGATAATAAATTTGAAGAAGTTTTTGATTGTTCTAAAGGACATCCATTACTTCTAAAGAGTTTCCTGATTGGTAAAATTAGCCTGGAAACTATGGTAATATACGATAAGATTTTCCTGTTCGGGAAAAACTTTGATAAAAAACTGAAAGATCCTGTGTGGGAAACCGTAAGTCTAAGAATTAAAAAATATTCTCCTTTCCTACATATAGATGTATTCCATTACAAGAAAATACTCAAGCAAGTTGTTGGAGGAACATGAGTTTTTTTGATTCTGAAGTTGTCCGTGCAGAGATGGCTGAAATTTCTGATCTTCAAGAGGACATTTACAGAAATGTATTTGAGTTTCCTCGCATGACTAAGGAGGAAAAGTTATTTCATGTTGCTCTCCTTGAAAAACTGTTGAATAAACAGCAAATTCTTTATACGAGACTGAAACTTTCTGATGACCCTGAAGCAGTCAAAATGAAAGAAAGAATTCAGGAATCTGCAAGAATGATGGGACTTCCTCCTCATGTGGATATGAATGTCATATTCAACAACATGACTCAACTTCTTGAGACTATGAAGGAACGTATTGACAATACTGGTTCCGACATGTAGACTGATGGGGTACACACAGGCCAAATATAAAAAATCCGAGGTATACAAATGTCTTTCGAAAATCTGAAAAAGCAATCCAAACTTGGTTCTCTCACCGAAAAACTGGTGAAAGAAGTAGAGAAAATGAGCACCAGTGGTGGTGGACCAGATGACCGTTTCTGGAAACCTGAAATGGACAAGACTGGTGTTGGTTCTGCCATCATTCGTTTTCTCCCAGCACCTGAAGGTGAAGAACTTCCTTGGGTAAAGATGTATGCACATGCTTTCCAAGGTCCTGGTGGTTGGTACATTGAAAACTCACTGACCACTATTGGTCAAAAAGATCCCGTTTCCGAGCACAATCGTGAACTGTGGAATAGTGGTAGTGAGAAAGATAAGGAAACTGTTCGTAGGCAGAAGCGTAAACTGTCTTACTACAGCAACATCTATGTTGTAAAAGATCCTGCACATCCCGAGAACGAAGGTAAAGTCTTTCTCTTTAAGTTTGGTAAAAAGATCTTTGATAAGATCTTGAATGCTATGCAACCTGAGTTTGAAGATGAAGAACCAATCAATCCTTTCGACTTCTGGGGTGGTGCAAACTTCCGACTGAAGATCCGTAAGGTTGAAGGTTATTGGAACTACGATAAATCTGAGTTTGATCGTTCTGGTCCTCTTCTGGATGATGATGATGCTCTGGAAGCAATCTGGAAGAAAGAGTATTCTCTTTCCGCAATTGTTGCTCCTGATCAATTCAAGTCCTATGAAGATCTTGAAAAGCGTCTGAAGTATGTTCTTGGTCAGAAGTCTGCTCGTGAGGCAGTCCAGGAGCAAGAAGATGATTACGATTCTTATGCACAAACTCCTTCTAAGGAAGAAGAAGTGATTGCAGAATTGGAGCAGTCTTTTGCTCGCAGCAAGTCTCCTTCACTTCCCAAGATTGAGACTCCTGATGAAGATGAAGATGATGCTCTGACATATTTTTCTCGTCTTGCCAACGACTAAATAGATAAACCTGTAAGTCGCATTATGGGTGGAAAAGGTGCTTTAGGCACCTTTTCTTGTATAAATAGTACTGCGACTTACAGAGTAGAACTATGGAATACTACACTTACGCATATTTGCGTGAAGATGGAACCCCTTATTACATTGGCAAAGGTAAAGGAAATAGAATCCATCAAAAACATAGTGGGTTTTATCCACCAGAAATAAGTAGAAGAATATTTCTAAAGAAGAACCTTAATGAAGAACAAGCATTTAAACACGAAATCTATATGATTTTTGTGTTTGGTAGAAAAGATTTAAGAACTGGTATTCTTCATAACAAAACTAATGGTGGTGAAGGAGTTCCTGGTATTCTTATGGATGAAGAACGAAGAAAAATGTGTGCCTCTTTAAAGGGCAAAAAACTTAGTGAAAGTCATAAAAGAAAAATCGGAGAATCTAATAAAGGAAAACCAAGACAAACTCCTGAGGGTGTGGAAAGACTTAAAAGGATTCAACAAGAAAGAAAAGGAAAACCTGGAAAAAAACATTCCGAAGAAACTAAGAGAAAAATCAGTGAATCTACTAGGGGTAGAGTTCCTTGGAATAAAAAATCTACTCAAATAATCTGATATTATCTCCTCTCTTAAGGGTAGCATTCACATATTGAGTGCTACCTTTTTTGTATGGCATGATATCATCAAGATCATTGAAGATGATATTTAAATATTGTGGTTTGAGAATGAATATATTTCTCTTATCATTTTCAATTTTTTCTTCATACTGAAGATTCGTCACTTCTCTTGTTATATTAGTTTTGGTTACTTCAACACCAAGAGATGCATCGTAATAAGTAACACTGTAATTTTGAGGAACTTGAAGACCTTGTGGGATTATGATGGCACCCGCATTATTTTTAACTTCTACAGTTTCATAATGATGAGTTGCATTTAGATTGGCATAAGATTCATATTTTTCAAGCATTACAGTATCAAATGAAGTTTGTGATAAAGGCCATTCAGTCTGAACATTCAGAATATTATTTGATAAAAGAACCACCCAATCAAGAGTTTCGTCATTATAGATTTTATATGCAACATTATCTGGTCTTTCATCACCTACAATTTTGTATTTCGTAAAGAAGTTAAGATTTCCAAAAATATCTTCACGAAGTTTTCCTTTTTTGAATAGGTTCTTTACGGGAATATAATCAGAGATTGCCTTATTTTCGGCAGTTCTGCTGACGTAATCTAAGTTTGGAACTTGTCTAAAATAAGGTTTTGTCATTTTTAGTAACCCATGCCATCTTTTCCAGGACCATTATCATAATCTTCTTTATAAATTGGTTCTAGTTCACTAAATTGGAGTTGCAAATCATATGAAGTCATTGAACGATCTTGATATGTCATATATGATCCATCTGGGGTATAATTTACTGACATATCAGTTAATGCACATCTCTTAATTTTATTTAAGAATGGATGTGGTTCATCATTGAAGGTTTTATATTCCAATTCAAATACACTTGGGGTTGTTAAAAATAAACCAGTATCCGATTTACTTGCAGCCATTTCTCTTTTGAAAAGTCTAATTATTTTTTTAATCATAATAGACTCATCTTCTTCTCTTGGAGTGAATCTAAAACTATATCTAAATGATCTTAGTTTTGGACCATTGAATAGTAATTCTAAGTTATTATTTAGAACTGCTCCCGTTGTTCTTGCGACTAAATTTGTCCCAACAGCTTGACCTGCAAAATATGCTGAGATATATTTTTGCATACCTTTTTCATTAGCAATTCCTGTTGCGGTATTAATTAATCCTTGGACAAGACCTTTTGCTGCATTAACTACATCACCAGAACCTGCAGTCATAATTGCTTCTGCAGCAACACCACCAAGAGCTGCTTGGAATGGATTTAACGAGTCTTCATTCCAAGAAACTCCATTAGTATCAGAAATTCCTGGTTGCATTGGTAAGAATATTTGTCCCAATATTTCCCTAGATCTTTCTTGAACAGATACTACATTAAAACTTTCTGCAGTAGTTCTTAATCCAGTTTGCGTTAATTGGATTGCAGTTACTTTTAGATAATCATAGTTATTGGGATTTCTTCTATTCAGTGGATAATATAAAGTTCCATATTTTTTAACTTCTGCAGATCCCTGTATTGGATTTATGTCAAGATATTCTGGATCTATTGGTACCGATCCACCTGCTGTTGATGCTGCTGTTTGAGATTGTTGTTGAGTTTGTTGTTGAGTTTGTTGGGTTTGTGTAGATTGTATTCCTGTTCTTGGATCAATTACATTTGGAACTGGATTTGGTTTCGTTGCTAGGTAAGTTCTTGTATTATATGGTGAGTTTTGATTGATTACGGTTCCCCTATCTTCATTGAATCTTGGAGCGCCCGTTAAGAAAAATTCTCTAGTTGCTGTTGAGGATGTATATGTGGTTCCTGTTTTATTTGTTAGTCTCTTTGCCAAATCATCTGGATTTGACAAAGACCACTGATTATTTGCCCCAACCTCGGCAATTTTTGTATTTCCAAATATTCCTTCATTGATAAAAGCTTCTGCCTGACCAGTTTCTACATTGGTCAGTACAATAATAGGAATTCCTTGCCAAGTTCGAGTAGTCTCTACTTGATTACTACTTACATACTTTCCTATCGAAGCCATTTATACTAACTTTTTAGTTATTTAGTCCTGATTTTACCGAAAGGTAATGAACGAAGATAATCAATCTCATTTTGTCTGACAAGATGAAGTGCTCCAGCAACTTCTTGCCAAGTATAATTTCTCATCATACCCCAATGGTAATTAAATCCTCGAAAACCCCATCGTTGAACTTCAGTCACGGCAACTAATGGATGTTCATCATATTGAATATCAGGAGTTTTGGGAATGTATACAAAAGTATAATAGTTTCCTGGGTCTGGAACATACTCTATTTCTCTGAACACTTCCAAAATATTCATCATAATCAAGTCCGCATCTTCAGAACCATCGAGTTTTCTCTTAAGTTGAGAAACTCTTGCAGATTGCCGTTGAACATCTTGCCCAAAACCTTGTGCCATTATCCAATACTCAGTTCACTTTCCGTGATAATACGAAACTCAAGCATTCTATCTGCACACCACTCTTTTGCTGCTTTCCACTTTGCTTCATTCACAGCATAAGTTTTCACTTCGTTAATGAATGTTCTAGTTCTTTTTTTGCTTGTTTGAACTGGTGGCATTGTTTGTCGTTTTGGTTTGATTTCTATCACATACTTTTTAATGTCACCAGACTGCTCACGAACTTTGATAATAAAGTCTGGGAAGTATCTTCTAACTCTACTTGTAGTTGGGTCAAAGTATGGAATAAAAAACTCTTCAGATCCCCATTCTAAAACACTTTCATTCAAATCACACCATCGAGCAAATTTACGCTCCCAACTACTGCGACAAATGATGTTGTTAGGATCTCCCTTATATTTCTTTGGATACTCAGGTTTATAACGACTCTTTATGCTTTCTGCCATTATACATAATATATCGGTAGAAGTATTTATAGATGGCAGGAGCACCAGGAACTCCAAGACATTATTCTGTAAGTGAATTAAAAAGTAGAATATTAAATATCGCCCAAACTTCCGTTTATCATGTGAAGTTTGGATTACCAGCATCTGCTGCTGAATTTTTGGGAAATGCTGCTAGGGGTATTAGTGATAGAACAATATCTGATATTGAACTTTTATGTTCTGAAGCATCTTTACCAGGATCTGGATTAGCAACTCATGATGTCACTAATGATTATCATGGTGTTGCTGAAAAAATGGCATATAGAAGATTGTATGATGAAAGTATAGATTTAACTTTTTATGTTGATAGAAACTACAATGTAATTGAATTTTTTGATGGTTGGATAAACTATATTGTTGGGGAGGGAACTACATTCTCTAGAGAAGAATATAAAGATCCTTATGTTCATTATAGAATGAACTATCCTACAAAATATAGAAGTACTTTATACATTGTTAAATTTGAGAAAGATCAGAATGTTACAAATTCTATGACATATACATTCGTGAATGCTTTTCCAACCAATATTATTTCAATGCCAATATCCTATGAGCAAAGTCAATTGTTAAAATGCACAGTTTCTTTCTCGTATACTAGATATGTCAGAGAAAGAATTTTTAATTCTATTCCACAATCTATTGCAGATCCAAGATCACCAGGAGTTGTTGAACAAAATACCAATAATTTTGGTCTTGGAGAAAATGAACCATTTTATAGAAATATAAATGGAATAGAATTTGGGAAAGAGTATTGGGAAGGTGCTCTTAAAACCGCAAAACAACCATCACAGTCAGGATCTCAAGGACCAATCAGATTACAAGTGGTTCCATTTCAACAATAAATAACCATACTGAAACTCTTATAGGACATTATGCCTTTACCAACAATTGCTACGCCAACTTATGAACTTGAGTTGCCATCTACAGGAAAGCAAATTAAATACAGACCATTTTTAGTTAAAGAAGAAAAACTATTAGTCCTTGCATTAGAATCTGAAGATACTAAAGATATATCAAATGCAATTAAAGCAGTTCTTAAAAATTGCATTCAGACAAAAGGTGTCAGAGTAGAATCACTTCCTACTTTTGATATTGAATATTTGTTTCTAAACATCCGAGGTAAATCTGTCGGGGAGCAAATTGAGGTCAATCTTATTGCACCAGATGATGGAGTAACTTCGGTAAGTGTAGATATTAATATTGATGAAATTAAAGTTCAAAAGAATCCAGAGCATGATAAGCATATAAAACTTGATGATAATTTAATGATGGAAATGAAGTATCCATCATTGGAGCAATTTGTGAAATCAAATTTTGATATTTCCGAAAATAACATGGATCAATCTTTTGATTTGATTGCATCATGCGTTGATAAAATTTACAATGAAGAAGAAGTTTGGTCAACTGATGATGTTACCAAAAAAGAATTAATTGATTTTCTTGAGCAGATGAATAGTATGCAGTTTAAGCAAATTGAAAAGTTTTTCCAAACAATGCCTAAACTTTCCCACGAGGTGACATTTACAAACCCCAAAACAAAAGTTGAAAGTACTGTATTATTAGAAGGGTTATCAAGTTTTTTCGCATAGGTATGGTCCATATGGACCTTGAGAACTACTATAAGATTAACTTTGCTTTAATGCAGTACCATAAATATTCATTAACAGAGATTGAAAATATGATTCCTTGGGAAAGGGACATTTATATCGCATTACTTCAAAATCATCTTGAAGAAGAGAAATTAAAGCAACAACAAAATGGCTCTTAATCCACCATCAGGAATAGTAAAATGGTATAATTCTCCACTTGGTGAAAGGGGGTGGAATTCTTTTAGAGCTCAGTTGACTGGTAAGGATTATCCTGGTACTTCTAGAAAAACTTCTTATGTTAAGTTATCTGATAAAGAAGCAGATGAGGTAATAAGTAATATAAAAAAAGACCCTGAAGGAGTTCCTTTTTTTGATGAAGCTAATGCACCAGATAAAGCTGAAGATTATCAAAGATGGTTAGTTGCAAGATATTTAACTAAATCTAGAGAAGAAGGATTTGAGGGGAGAAAAAAAGAAGGAACTAAGCAACTCGAAGAAGAACTCGGTCCAGAGGGACTAGATGAACTTTTAAATCTTATTAGAGAAGAAAGTGCAGTAGAAGTTGGTGCAGGTGGTGGAGGAGGAAATTCTTCTTCAAGTTCAAGTTCTCCACCACCAACATCTTCAGCACTTGCTGTTGTTGCAAAAAAAGAGGATGATTTAGTAGATGAAGAAATAGACTCAAGAATTCTTTCAATCTTGGGATTGGAAGATGTTTTTGACTTAACTTATGAAGAATATGCCACAGAATTGAGAGCAGCTGCTGCTGCTGGGAGAATGTCCGGTTCTCAGATGTCAACTGAGAGTATTGAACTAGTTACAGAAGAATTTAAAAGAGTTAAGGGCAAGACTGGTAAGTTTAAAGTTAAACCCAAAAAGGTAGATATTAATAAGATGATGTCAAAAAAAGCATCATCTCAAAAAGTTCAGTTAGATCCAAAAAAACTTTTACCACCATCATCGATTGTTGAAGAAAAAACTGCAGAAGATGTTGATGATTTTAAAGAAGCAATAATCGATGAATTGGATACTGTAGGAGAAAAGTTAGATGAACTTCTTAAAACCATAAGAGAAGAAGATACTCAAGAAAAAAAGCAAAAAGAAGGAAAAAGAAGAAAGGAAGAAAAAGAAAAAAAGAAAAAAAGAGAAGCAAATTTAGAATCAAAGTCAAAAGCAACAAATATTTTTAATAAAGTAACAAAACCATTCGTAAGTTTCTTCGACAGAATTAAGCAATTTTTTATGGCAATCCTTATAGGATCTGCTATAAATTTTTTACTTAATGTAATTAAAAATCCTAGCATAATTTTAAATCCATTGAGAAATTTGGTAAATGGTATCGTCAATTTCTTGAATGGAATTATAAATTGGATATGGAATGCAGTAATAACTCCAATAAACTTTGTCATTAATTCAATTAACACTGGGATTCAAGGAGCAATTAGAGTTATTAATGGTGCATTAAGTCTTCTTGGTCAACCACAAATTAGTGCTCAACCAATAAAACCACTTCCAACACAATCTCCAGTACAAATACCAACTTGGAACGCTCCTGTTCAACAGCAAACTGATGGTGGGCAAGTAGTTAATGTTGGAGACATTGCTTTCAACAGAGGTGGTCCAATAACCAATAATTCTGGTATAACAATCAGTGGACTTGGAAAGGATACTAGATTAGTTGCCGCAGAACCCGGTGAAGTTATGATGAGCAATGCTGCTGGTGATTATTGGGGAAGAGATACTCTACTTTCAATGAACGCAATGGGTGGAGGTACAAATAAACCTAAGTTTTCTAGCATGGGCATCAGTGCCATGCAAGGTGGTGGGGTTGTTGGTATGCAATCTAGACTTCCACCTTTACCCAGAACTAATACTTTACCTGGTGGTGGTCAGGCATATGGAGCTCCAAGAGATGATAATAGGGATGGTAAACCAGATAGAAAACATGCTGGAGTTGATTTTGATATCAGTGGTAATGAAAAGTTTTATAGTAGAATTGGTGGAGTGGTTCATGGAAGTCCATTTAGATATGGTGCTGATGGTTGGGCAATAGATATTTTCAATGATCAACTTGGGGTATATGAAAGAATTGCAGAAGCTGCAAGAGTATTAGTAAAAGCTGGTCAAAGAGTATCTCCTGGGCAAGCAGTCGTTCAAGGTGAAAGTAAGACCGGAGTAATTCATTACGAAATTAGAAGAAAAGTTCATGGTGGGTTTGAAGGATCATTAGATCCTATTGCATTTCTTGGAAATCCAATACAACAAGCACAAATAGCAGCATCTTCTCCCTCTACCAATATTCAAGCACCTTCATCAGCATCAAATATTGTTCCTATGTATATTGGTGGACCAGGAGGATCTCCCCAACAAAGTTCCACACCAGCAGTTAGTTCTGCTTCTGGAAATCAATCTAATGTCCCATCTTTCCCATCGGAAGATCCAAATAATATGACTTCCTTGGTTGTAAAATCCATTTACAATATGGTAGGATAACATGTTACCATTACTTACCGGCGTAGCAACGAAAATGTTGGGTCCTTCCGGATCTACAACTGCAAAAAATAAAAAAATAAGTAAAGAAAAACTCCTAAAGTCGAGTGACTTAAAGGATGGGAAGGAAAGTGTTAAAATAACACAAAAATCTGTTAAGTTACTTCCACCAGCTCCAAAAGTTTCTTTATTAAGTCCAGCTAGTGATAAACCTACTTTAAAAGGTGGTCCAAAAAAAATTTCTACGGAATCTTTAAGAGACAAAGGTAGTTATATTTCAAAAGTTCTCGACAATGTTATAAAATATTTTAAGAATAAAAAGAAAAATACTGATAAAGAAATTCAACAGGATAGAAAAACTGAAGAAATTGATAAGAAGAATAAGAGAGAATCTGATTTAGAGAATAAAAAAGCAAAGACGAAAGGATTTTCCTTACCGTCTGCATCAAATATTAGTTTTCTAGATCGTATATTAAATTTCTTTACTAGTATACTTATTGGAAGTTTATTAGTTTTCCTATTGAAAAATAGTAAAAAAATATTTGATATATTCAATGACATTCAAAGTGGATTGAATAATATTTGGGATGTAATTAGGATTGGTATAATATCACTATCTGTAAGTGCAAAAGGACTTATTAAAAATGTTGCTAAACTTGGAAAGTTCTTATTAAAAGGTCCTGCAAAATTAACTGGAAATTTAATCAAAAACTTGGGAAAATCTATAAAGAATGTTTTCAAAGGACTTGGAAAATATGTAGTTAATAATATAAAAAGAATAGCAGGTCTTGCTGCAGGAGCTGGATCTGGAACTAGAGGTGGTGGTTCTAAAAGAGTTGATCCATCAAAGGCAAAAAAACCAAGAGCAACTCCCAGACCATTAAAATCAGGAACACCTAAGCAGACAAATCCTTCAGTACTCAATAGAGCAAAACAACTATTTTCTGATAAGGGAACGAAACATCTTGGAAAAGTATCTAAAGTTTTTAAAAAGATACCTTTTATTGGTGCATTAATTGGAATTGGTATTGATCTTGCAATGGGCGAACGATTGGATAATGCAATAGCAGGCGCTGCTGGTGCTTCATTAGGTTCTGCAATTGGCGCTGGTGTTGGTAGTGTTCTTTTCCCCGGACTTGGAACTCTTGCTGGTGGATTTTTGGGTGGTATTGTTGGTGATTGGGCTGGAAAGGAAATATACAAAAAACTTAGTGGACAAATAACTCAAATCAACCCACCCCAAAGTGATTTAATGCCTGCTGGAAATGTGGGAACTGGACCCATGGGTGGGCAGATAGGACAAGTTCAGGGACAAGTTTCTGGAGGTAATGCTGATTTTTGGACACTTGCAGCAATTGCTTCTCTGGAAAGTGGGAATCCTCAGGGGCAAGCAGATGTTGCACAATCTATTTACAATAGAGCATCTGCTGGAATTTTCCCTGGTGGAAAGAGTATAAAAAATATAATTACAGCACCAAGCCAATATTCTCCAGTTCATGAAAGTGATCCATCAAAATGGGCAGCAATTGTTGATGAATCAACTGCAATTGCTGCAGTAGCATCACATCGTAGAGGTGGAGTTAATGCTGCAAGAATGGTTAGTAATGCAGCACAGAATATTAACAATCCACAACTACAACAAGAGGCTAAAGCATTTGTTGGTGGTAGGACTGATTTTAATTCCTTGGGTGTTTATAAAAATGATCCAGCAAATGCAATTTCAGTAGTAAAGAGGCATGGGCATAGATTTGGATTTTGGGTTGGTCCCGGATCTTTATCATATGGACAATCCAATCCCGGACCAGCAAATGCTCCGAATTTAGGTGGAGTATCTACATCACCTTCACAACCAACTTCACCGCAAATACAACCAAACCCACAACCACAAACTCCCCAGCAAGTGCAAGTGTCTCCCCAACAATCCACAAGAAGTTCTGTAGGTTTAACACAACAAGCATCTTACGAACAACAAACATCTCCAGTTGTAATTCTTGGTGGTGGTGGATCTCAACCTTCTGGTGGTTCTTATGGTAGTGGTGGAGTTGTTCCATTGCCTTTCGGAATTAGTAAAAAAGAATTATTAAATAGTTACTATCAAGCTCAACTCAATGGGTTCTTATACAAGCAAGGATAATGGCAGATAATTCCACAACAAGAGCAGGTAATATAAGTAAATTTCAGATTTACCAAGCAAAGAATAATGGTGAATCTGTTGATGTTTCTGCAGGAGCAGTTGAAATATCTTATTACGAGAATGTATTATCAAACTCAATTTCTGCCACTGCAGTTATAGTTGAAACTGGATTTTCTGATAAAATACTATCTGGACAAACTAAAACTACTGGAATTATAGATACTCTTCCAATTCGTGGTGGTGAACAAGTATTCTTAGTAGTTGAGGATAATCAGAAAACTCCCAATAAGTTGTCATTCAAAACTGATACTTCTTTTTATGTTAATCGTGTTCGTGACATTGATCCAGGAACTCAAAAGGATGTATACTCAATTGATTTGTGTACAAAAGAGTTCATTGCAAATGAGCAAACTAGGGTTGTAAGAAGATATGATGGTAAGATATCTGATAGTGTAAGTTCTATACTTACAAGGGTATTAAAAACTCAAAAGAATATTGAAGCAGATTCTACTTTGATTAACTATAATTTCATTGGAAATGATAGAAAGCCATTTTATGTTAATACTTGGTTAGCATCAAAATCTGTTCCAGAACTATCTGTAGATGGTAAATCATCTAAAGGTGGAGCAGCTGGATACTTATTTTATGAAACATATGATGGATTTAAATTTAAATCTATTGATAAATTATTTCAACAAAGTGCGATTAAAAAATACATCTATACAAATAACGCAAATAAACCTGATGGGTATGATGACAAAATTTTATCTTACAATATTGAAAGAGACATTGATTTGCAACAAAATCTGACACTGGGAACTTATTCCAACTCAAGTATCTTCTTTGATTTTTATGCAATGGATTATAGAAGAAGAAACTATAATGTCGATGATCATCAGAAGGATAAGATTGTAAATGCTGGTTCTCAGGAAGTGACTTATGTTGCTGATGAATTTAGAATTCCAACTTCAAGATTAATGAATCACGTTTTGGATGTTGGAACATTACCATCTGGCAAAGATATTAATTCTCAGTTATCAACTTGGAAAAATACTCCATTTGATCCAACTTATGATGCTGCAAATACGATGGTTCAATCCATCATGAGATACAATCAAATGTTTACTATCAAAGTAAATGTTGTTGTTCCTGGTGATTTTAGTTTAAGAGCAGGTGATCTCATTCACTGCAATTTTGCTGAATTGACAGTTGATAAAAATACTTATTTAAACAAGCAAAGTAGTGGCATATATATGATAGCAAGTTTGTGTCATAGGATTACACCTAGAGACACATTTACAAGTCTCTCATTGGTGAGAGACACATTCGGCAGAAAACCGTTTAAGTAACATGGACAGAACACTACAACAACATATCAATGACGACAAGGATCAAATTGATAATCCAAATACGAGTGGGCAACGTCGTCGTCATTTAGAAGATGAGTTAGAGCACCTTGAAAAATATCAAGCTAATCATCCAGATACTGATCACGATCCATCTGGATTTGAGATGTTTTGTGATGAAAATCCTAATGCATTAGAGTGCAGGATATATGAAGACTGATGATTGAACAAGGACTTTTTAAGAGACACTTTGTTGGAAGGGACGGATTTATCTGGTGGGTTGGTCAGGTAGTCTCCGAAGAAAAGTGGTCTGGAAATATCCCAGCATATAGAAGTTCAACTACAGGTGATCATAGGGGTTTTGGTGAAAGATATAAAGTTCGCATTATGGGATATCATACTGCGATTAAAAATGAACTTACCGATGATCAGTTGCCTTGGGCTTCCCTCATGTATCCAGTTACTGCTGGTTCTGGTGCTGCTGGAACTTGGACTAACTCGGCAATTCGTCAAGGTAATTTTGTATTTGGTTTCTTCCTAGATGGTGAAGATGCTCAGCAACCAGTTATTATTGGTGTGTTGGGTACAAATCAATATACTGCAATTTCCAAATCCGACGATCCAACCATAGCATTTTTCCCCTTCAGTGGATACACAAACAGAGATACTGTTGCGAGATATTCATTAAATCAAAATGATGGTGAAAAACCACAAGCAACACAGACTGGTTCCAATAAACCACCCAGTAATACAAAAGTTCAAGAGAGTGTAATTGAAAAGGATGAAGGAGCTTCTGGAGAAAACAAGAAAAATGGTGAGGTAAAAGAACCAACACCAAAACCATCAACATGTGAACCAGTTCCTCTTGGTGCAATTCAGAAAAAAATAAAAAACTTAATTGCAGATATTGAAAGAATTAAAAAAACAGCAAGTAACTGGGAAACAAAAGTTACGACAAAAATTAATAATATTGAAAAAGAAATTAGTAAGGCAGTCGCCAAAGCCACTGAATTTATTTCTGGTGGTGTAAAGTGGTTGATTAATGAAGTGCAAAAATACACCACAAATAAAATCAATAACACCTTAAAGGACACTTATTATCTTTTATTTCCAAATCAAAGACCTGGACTTAAAGCAGCAGTCGAAACTGCAAATGATTTGATTGCTTGTTTGTTTAGAAAGATTGTTAGTAATCTTTTAAAAATGGTTGGCAATTTCTTATTGAAAGCAGTTGATAGATTTATCAATACTCCACTTTGTGCTGTTGAGAATTTTGTTGGATCTTTAGTTGGTAATCTTGCTGGATTAATTACATCTGGAGTTGATGCTATTTTAGGTCCAGTAAAAGCAATCGTTGGTGGAGCATTTGATCTTGCTGGTGGAATTTTAAGTTTCATCACAGATGTTCTTTCATTCCTTTCTTGTGAAGAAGAACCGTCTTGTTCGGAAAAAGATGAGTGGAGTATTTGGTCAGGATCTGGTGCTCCAGTTTCAATTGATCTAAATTCAATCGTTAGTAAAGTTCAATCTGTAGCAAGTACAGTTACTCAAGCAATTGATCCAGATAACTTTGATTTTGATTTGGGATTTGATGACGTATTTGATTCTTTGGGAGCATGTAATGTTGGTCCAATTTTATGCGGTCCTCCAATCGTGGAGTTTTATGGTGGAGGTGGTTCTGGAGCTTCTGGAAATGCGATAATAAGTGCCGCTGGAGATATTCTTGGGGTTGATATTATTTCTCCAGGATCCGGATACTCTTCAGCGCCATTTGTGAATTTCAGAGACAATTGTGGAAAGGGGAGTGGTGCAAGTGGAAGAGCAATTGTGCAAAATGGTCAAGTTGTAAACGTAATTATTGATGAGTCTGGGAAAGATTACCTACCAAAATTCGATGGAAGTCTTGGTGGAGATGGTAGAACTTGGGCTAACTTTGGAGATACAATCGTTCAAAGAGCAAATGGAATTTATGATACTCCATACACTGCTGGATCTATTATAGATTTACTTCCCGGAGATACTGTTCAATCTTGCGGCAATCCACCAGAATTGGTAACGGAATCAAAAACTATAACTGCACCAACATGTAATCCAAATAGAGTTGATGTTGGACCAGATCCAACCATCTCAAATGGAAATTATCCTGCAGTTCTTGAGATTGGTGACATTAACATATCAGATCCTGGATTTGGATATAATCCTGATGATAAAATAGTTATTGTTCCAGATAATGGTGCTGTCATGAATCCAGAATATGATTCTTTAGGTTCTCTTACTAAGGTAAATATTATAAGTCCTGGTCAAGGATTTGCTGAAATTCCAGAAATTTATATTGAAAGTGATACTGGTTATAATGCTAAGATTGTTCCAATCTTCAATGTGAAGAGAGTTGCTGATGAAGAGGTAACTATAGTAACTGGAACTGTAGTTAATGTTGTAGATTGTGTAGGTAAATTCTAATGTCAGAAAGACTAAATTATCATTTTAATAGAGCTGGAAATGATCACGGTGAAATAAGATTTGGCCATATTCATGATGATAATAATATTTCCGGTGTCATGCTTAGAACCGGAGAAGATGGTGGTCGTCACTATATGACGATGGATTCTAGTGGTAGTATTGATGAAGGTAGAAAGGGGTCTACTATAAATGTTTGTCCAGGTTCCTTTGCAGTAAAAGCTGGAAGAGATGTTGCGAAAGAAACACCAGCCATCTACCAACTTGCAGAAAATGGTGATATACTTATAGGAGCACCAAATGGTCGTGTTACAATATGGGCTCAGAATATTGAGTTAATTGCTAGTGGTGCTGATGGTCAGAATGGTGTAATTCAGATTGATGGTAATGAAAAGGTAATTATTAAAGCACCACAGATCGTTGTAGATTCTAAAGTATCTACAAAGATTTTTTCAGAAAAGACTGTAGATGTCATTGGTAAAGCCATATTAAATATATACGGAGGACTTATTGATGCTGCTGATGGTGCAACAAAAGTCAATGGATCTAAACCCTGCTCCGGACCATACATAAACGAAATTCAAAATAAACTATGAAAGTACCTGATTTATTTGTTGGAAAAAGACTGTTTGTAGGATGTGGAAATCCTATTGCACTAGGAGTTGGTCCATTGGAAGCAAGAGGATCTGCTTACATTGAAGGTCCTGCAATTATTGGAGAACCAACTTCATTTCCATTTAACTATGCGACCTTAATGGTTGGTCCAAATAGAAATAGTGAAGCAGTAACTCCATTTGTTCCCGGAACACTTTGTACAGGAATTAATAATCCATATTCATTGGCAATTGATGGTGATGCTGCAATTTTTAATACATTAGATGTTGCATTAAATATTAATGCTGGATTAAATATCATTGCTCAGGGAGAAGTAATGTCTCGTTGTGGTGGACATATTCTTTCTGCTAAAAAGAACTTTGATATTCCACACCCAACAAGAGAAGGTTGGAGATTACGGCATACCTGTCCAGAAGGTCCTTCAAATGATGTATATTATAGAGGAAGAGTCACTAGCAAAACTGAAATTGAACTTCCAGAATATTGGGAAAAATTTGTAGATCCAAGGACAATTACAGTTTCATTGACGCCGATTGGTGCTCATCAAGATGTAATTGTAAAAAGAATCGGTGATAATAAAGTATACTTACAATCAAAAGGTGGTATGCCAATTGATTGTTATTATCACATTTTTGCAGAAAGAAAAGATGGTGAAAAATTAATTCCAGAATATCCTGGAACAACGCCAGCAGATTATCCAGGAAACAATAATGAATATTCTGTTTCTGGTTATCACTATGATGTTAAGGAGTAATTATGTCAAACGCATTTGTACCTAGAGCTTTTGGAAATAAGAATTGTGATGGTCCAGTAATTGGAATTCCCCATCCAGATTTTGATTATATTCACCGATCAACAACTGGTGATGACGACTATCCCGAAGATGCCTGTGAAAGATATCTTCAAGTTAATGGAAGATTTGCAGCACTTCAAGTTGATTCTACGGTTGTTGCTGGAGGAGATGTTACTTCAAATGGAGGATCTCACATTCTTTCCAATAAAAAGAACCTTCCATTTGATATGCCACATCCAACCAAAGAAGGTTGGAGATTGCGTCATGTTTGCTTAGAAGGTCCAGAGATTGGTGTTTATCTTCATGGTAAAGGAAAGGGAAAAATTATAGAACTGCCAGATTATTGGAGAGGTCTTGTAAAACAAGAAACGATCAGTGTCAATTTAACTCCAATTGGAAACCCATATGTGATCTATGTTGAAAAAATAGAAGATAATAAAGTTTATATTGAATCAAATTGGCAAACTTCTGGTGTTGATATTGAGTATTATTACATAATTCATGCGTCAAGATTTGATGATGATCTTATAGTAGAATATGAAGGTAAAACTCATGAAGATTATCCAAATGGAAATGAAGGTTACTCATTTAATTTTGAACACAACTATGTAAAAAATCTTATTCAAGAAATGGTTCGAGAATATCTCGAAAACCCCCTTGACAAGGACGCCGAGATCTGATACACTATTAAGGTAATCAACGGATGACCGAATGCAAGATGAGTATCTGACACGATGCGTGGTGGACCCAATCAAACGAACCGTATATCTGTATTCCAGTGAGGGGTCAGAAAAAGAAGTGGTCTGTGATACCGTGAAAGAGTTTATGAATGTGTTAGACTTCGTTCGTGCTACAGTGGATGAAGAAACCCTTTCTTATGCAAATCCTCTATGAGACCCGAAACACGAGAATCAATGGAAATGCTGTTTTCAGCAAAATGGAATATTCCCAAGGCGGCAGCAAACTGTGGTCTTACATCTAAGGAGATGAAGATTACATTTAATGAATACTGCCGTTTACATCCACCCACTTATGTACTAAAGTCTGACAATCAACTCAGTTTCTTCTGAGTTTTTATGGGAGTGTGATGAAATCGGTAAACATTCCGGTCTTAAAAACCGGTGGCAGTAGTGCCTTACGGGTTCGAGTCCCGTCACTCCCATTTAAATGGTAAATTTTATAAATAATTGTAGAGTTTACCATTTAAATGAACACACGATATACTTATACTGAAGATGAACTTCGTGAGGCGGTAAAAACTTCTGGTAGTATTAGACAAGTTTTACAAAAACTTAAGATAATACCAGCAGGGGGAAATTATCAAACAACTCACAGAAGAATATCTAAGTTAGGTATTGATACTTCTCATTTTCACGGACAATCGTGGAATAAAGGTAAGAAAATAGGTCCAAAAAGACCTATTGAAGAATATCTAAAGGAGAATACTGTTGTTCAATCTTTTAGACTTCGTAATAGACTTATTGCTGAAGGTATAAAAGAACATAAATGCGAAGAATGTGGCATAGTAGAATGGAGGAGTCAACCTACTCCTATTGAATTGGACCACATAAACGGAAATCACCACGATAATCGTTTAGAAAATCTTCGTCTTCTTTGCCCCAACTGTCACGCACAAACCGAGACATATAGAGGCAAAAACAAGAGAAATTAACACCCTCTAAATAACCAAAAGTACGGAACCTTATGAAATACCGTATCGATGCCAGATATTGTTGGTACAATCGAGGATCTCAAATAGTTCTTATGTATTTCATAAATCAGGTTCCATTTACTTTTGATGAACTTCCAGATGAATCCATTTATGACCTGGAATTGATTAAGTTGGCAGACAATGAACGACGATTTGAACCTGATGATTTATACAGAACATCTTTTTATCTTATAGATGAAGAGTGTCATCCGATGTTGTTTGAAGTCGAACTGGAAAATCCAGAAATGATGCCAACGGATTAATGCCCTTGTAGCTCAGTGGTAGAGCGCGGCTTTTGTAAAGCCGATGTCGCAAGTTCAAATCTTGTCGGGGGCTTGAGTTCTATAAAACTCCAAATGTCACTTATTTCACAAAAAGACCGTGAGATGGTCATCGAAGCACTTGAGTATTATGTTCAGACACTTAAGGACAATAATTGCACAGATGCTTCCATCACAGCATTCCAAACTCTCCTCAATTGGGTCGAACTCGAACATTTCAAACATGAAAATTAATCTTTGGTACTGTGAGGGAATGAAGCAGTGGAGATGGACTTTGACTGATTCTTCACGTCCTATTCGCAAACAAGAATCTGGGCAACAACCATTTCTTCGTGATGCAATGAACGATGTTGCAAATACTGTAGAGTATATGTTAGAATGCAAACAAAGTGAGTAAAAATACTTAGATGAAATCAGATTTTTATATAGATAAGGTAGGTAAGGAAGAAGTCAAAGAACTTCTTTATACCTATCATTATCTTAAAGACGAATCTAAAGATTTTAAAAGTGGATACAATTACTCACTTTACCGCAAGTCATTCACAGATATCCTTAATATTGGCGGGTCTATTGGCTGCTGCGTTTTTACTAGTCTCCCAGTTCCAGAAATAGCAGTAGGTGCATTTGGTTTAGAGAGAAATCAACAAGAGGGTATTTACGAACTCTCAAGACTTTGCATACATCCAGATATTCAAAAAGAAGAGCATAATATTACATCTTGGTTCGTTAGTCGTTGTATAAAGAGATTTAGAAAAGATGCCCGCGTTTCTTGCATTCTTAGCTATGCTGACTCTGCTCACCACACTGGAGTCATATATCGTGCAGCAAATTTCAAGTACTATGGCTTGACCGATAAGAAATCTGACTTTTGGATTAAACAATCCGATGGATCATTTATTAAACATTCAAGGGGTCCGACAAAAGGTATAGAGGGTGAATGGAGAGAAAGAAGTAGAAAACATAGATATCTAATGGTATTTGATAAGGAACTCAAAAAACGCTTGACATGGGAAGAAGAGAAGTGGTAAAATGATATGGTGTGAAGGAAGTGCGAAGGGGAGGTCCTTATGGGTCTCCTCTTTTTTCATATGATAAATAATCCATAACGGAAACTATAAGAACTAATAAAATGGGTCTCAGTCGTCTGGATAATTTTTTAAAGAATTCCCGTGGAGAAATTCTTTATGTAGATCCTTCCAATATAGATTCTACAGACAGTATTTTAAATCAAGGTAACTCACTTGCGAGACCCTTTAAAACAATTCAAAGGGCACTGATTGAATCTGCAAGATTTTCATATCAGAGTGGTCTTGATAACGATAGATTTGGAAAAACAACTATCATGCTCTATCCTGGAGAGCATGTTGTAGATAACAGACCTGGTTGGATTCCAGATGGGACAAACAATTTTAGACTTAGAAGTGGTGCAACATCAGCAGATTTTCCACCATTAGATCTTACAAGTACTTTTGATCTTACTGTTGCAGATAATGCACTTTATAAGTTTAATAGTGTTCATGGTGGTGTAATAATTCCAAGAGGAACTTCAATTGTTGGCATGGATCTTCGTAAGACCAAGATCCGTCCAACATATGTTCCAGATCCTGAGAATGATAATATTGAAAGAGCTGCAATCTTTAGAGTAACTGGTGCATGTTACTTCTGGCAGTTTACTTTCCTTGACGCAAATCCAACTTCTACTTGCTATAAGGATTACACTCAAAATAATTTTGTACCTAATTTTTCACACCACAAACTTACTGCTTTTGAATATGCTGATGGTGTAAATGGAGTAAGCATTTCAGATACATTCCAAACATATACAACAAATCGTACTGATTTGGATATGTATTATGAGAAAATTGGTCTCGCATATGGTACTTCGAGTGGTAGACCAATTTCTCCGGATTATCCTTCATCCTCACTTGATATTCAAACGAAAGTTGATGAGTATCGAATTGTTGGATCAAGAGGTGCTGAAGTTGGAATCAGCAGCATTCGTGCTGGAGATGGTGTAGTATCCTCAACTATAATTACAGTATCTTTAACAGAACCATTAGAAGGACTTGATGTAGATACCCCAATTCGTATCAATGGAGTTGGTGCAGCAGGATATGATGGTCAGTATGTAGTATCTGAAGTAGTAACTAGTGGAACTCAAATTGAGATTGAGTATCAAGTGCAAAATGCTCCATTAAATCCATTGCCTACAGTATCTGGAGCAACTCTGAATATTTCTGTTGATACGGTAACATCAGCATCACCATATATCTTTAACATCTCATTGAGATCTGTTTATGGTATGTGTGGTCTCCATGCAGATGGAAATAAGGCTGATGGATTCAAGTCCATGGTCGTTGCTCAGTTTACTGGTATTGGACTTCAGAAGGATGATAAAGCCTTCGTAAAGTATGATACAACAACAGGAACTTATCAAGACTTTACTGCAGCAGGAAACGAAAATATTCATACAGATTCTCTAGCAAGATTCAAACCAGAGTATGAAAACTTCCACATTAAGTGTGATAATGATGCATATCTTCAGATTGTTTCAGTCTTTGCAATTGGATATGCAAATCATTTCTTAGCAGATTCTGGTGGAGACCAGTCAATTAACAACTCAAACTCCAACTTTGGTGCTAGATCTCTTGTAGCAAGAGGATTTAGAAGTACTGCTTTCCCAAGAGATGATGTTGGATACATAACGCACATCATTCCACCAAAATATCTCGACTCTACAGAAACGAGCATCGAATTTATTTCTGTTGATGTCGATAAAACCGTATCTGTAGCAGATGCTAGCAAACTCTTCTTATATGGTTATGAAAATGAAAGTATTGCACCCGATAGTATAATCGAAGGTTATAGAATAGGTGCGAAATCAAATGATCAATTAAATGTACTTGTATCAAATTCTGGAGTAACAACTCAGTATTCGGCTAGAATTATTATGCCGAATACCGCATATAGTGGAAATGAAATTACTTACGAAAAGGATTATACTGTTGGAAGATTAGTTGGAATTAATAGTATTTCAACAAATGTACTCACATTAACTCAAAGTCATTCATTTGTAAATGGAGAAACTGTAAGAGTTGTTAGTGAGAGTGGTGAACTTCCAGATGGTATTGACAACAATCAAGTTTATCATGTAATTACAACTGGAACTAATATTGTAAGCGCTGACCAGATTAAACTTGCAAAAACACTAAATGATGCAATTGATGATACTGAAATTACTCTCAATGATAAAGGTGGAATTCTTCATGTAGTAAGTAGAGTATCAGACAAAAAATCTGGAGACATTGGACATCCAATTCAGTGGGACTCTACTAATAATCATTGGTATGTAAATGTCGCCACTGCTGCTACAGAGAATTCAATTTATCCTACCGTAATTTCTCTTGGCACAGGATCTCTTGGTGATGCAACGTCAAGAACTTTCATTACAAGAAAACCAGATACTCGTGGTTTAATTGATACTGTTTATAGAGCTAGATTTGTTATTCCATCAGATTCTCCAACCACAGCAAGACCACCTCTTGATGGTTATGTCATTCAGGAATCAAGTAGTGTTCTTGGAGATACTAATACTGAAGTTGCTTATCAATTTAATACGGGTTCAGTAACTCTTGCAAATTCAACTCAATTAAGAAACCCAAGAATTATTTCTGGGGCTAATTGGTCTGGTGGAGTTGCAACTGTTGATACCGAACTTCCCCATAATTTGAATATTAATGATCAAGTTGAAATTGTTAATATTATCAGTTCTAATAATACTACTGGCATTGCAAATTCTGCATTTAATGGAACATTTAGTGTTGCCGGAATTAGCAGCACCAAACAATTTAGTATTGGAATTACCACTGATCCAGGTACTTTCCAAAATAATGTTTCTTTGAGAACAACATCTCTTCCAACTTTCCAAAGAAAGAGATATGATACGACATATGTTGTTTATAGATCGCAAGAACTACAGAAGTATGTTCCAGGATCGCAAGATGGTATTTATCACCTACTTCTAATCAATACATCAAATTCACCATCAGTAACTCCATTTAATAGTGATAATTATTCGCAACCAATTGTAAATCTTTATCCACAAACAAATAGAGATAATCCGACATCAGATCCAAAACCATCAAGTTCATTTGCTGTCGCAAATCCAATTGGTCAAGTTATAATTAATGAACCACAAAGAAGTATTACTAAAGAAACCTTAGAGAAGCAAATTAATTCTTCTGGAATTGGTATCGGACTTACTGATATTATTTCAAACTCCGTAGGAACTTCGCATACTTTCTATACTGCAATTGATCATGGATTAAATAGAGTCACAAAAGTTGGTATTGTTAGCACTGGTTTTGGTTATGGTTCTGGAACTTCTGGAACACTTTATAATGCAAGATTAGTTGGTTTTGCTGGAACTGAACAAGGTGTAAACGCAACTGCAAGAGTCAGTTTTGATAGTTCTGGTCAGTTAACTGATGTTACTATCATGGATGGTGGTAGTGCATATGGAATCGGACATTCATTCTCAATTGTTGGTGTTGCTACAACTGCTAGTCATATTCCCGGCATTGTATCCGTAACTCAAATTTATAATAATGTAAATGATGTAATTAATATCTTTGGAGTTTCAAACTTTGAAAATGAGGAATTCAATAGCTCTTATAGAATCACTGGAATTACAACTCACAATGAAATTAATGTATCCTCAGCATCAACAATATCAGTTGGAAACACAACTGGTTTGGGATCTACTGTAACAACAAATGCTAATGCATATATTTCCGGCAGATCTCTTAATGTATCATCAATTGTTTATGATAATAATGTTGGAATCGCAACATTCACTACAGTTGGAAGTCATGGATTGAATGTATTCAATAAAGTCAGAGTTGGTGGTGCAGATAATTCATTCTATAATGGGGAAATCGTTGTTGATAGTATTGTCGGATTAACTGCATTTAGAGCAAATATTGGAGTATCTACAATATCCCCATCAACTTCAGGAACAATTTATATCTATGATACTGGATTCGAATCAAACTCAGGAACTATTTCGGATGATAATGAAAATATTGGTGGAAGACTGAAGTACATTTATGCTGGAATAACTACTACATTACTTGCTCCAATTTCAACTAGAACTGTAGGTATTTGTAGTATTACTAACGTTGGCAATCTAGATCTAAGGATTGGTGATTACCTTCAGATTGATGATGAAATTGTAAGAATTAAAACTACAGTTTCCGGAAATCCAGTTCAAATTTTTAGAGGAGTTCTTGGTTCACCAACTCAAACTCACCTTCAGAATGCTGTTGTAAGAAAGATTAAACCAATTCCAATTGAATTTAGAAGAAATTCACTTATCCGTGCATCTGGACATACATTTGAATATCTTGGTTTTGGTCCTGGAAATTATTCTACGGCATTCCCAGAAAGACAAGATAGAACTGTAACAGCACAGGAAGAACTTCTTGCACAATCTAACAAACAAGAAGGTGGTATTGTAGTATTCACTGGAATGAATGCCGATGGTGATTTTTATGTTGGAAATAAGAGAGTAAGTTCTAGCACTGGTCAGGAAGAAGTATTTGATGCTCCAGTTCCTTCTGTTACTGGAGAAGATCCATCAACTGGTGCTTTCAATATTGGATTTGATGTTATTACTCCACTTGAGGTTTCTATTAGTCGTTCCGTAAGAGTTGAAGGTGGTGCTGATAATAATATCATATCAGAATTTGATGGTCCTGTTGTTTTTAATAATAAAATTACTTCAAACTCAGATAAAGGTGTTGAAGTTAATTCTCTCTTTATTCAAGGAGATGCAACAGTATCAAGAAAATATAGTCTAAGTGAGACTCAACCAACTCTTGCAGGAAATCCTGGAGATGTAGTTTATAAGGCAAATCCCGATAGTAATGGATATCTTGGATGGGTGTACACTACAAATAATGTATGGGAACAGTTTGGTGCAATTGCTTCCGGAGGTTCAACTCCAACAAATTCAATTGGAGTCTCAACTGGAGGCGGTGCATTTGGAATATCTACAGCAATTAACTTTAGTTCTGGATCTGTAGATATTTCACAAACACATGATGCAATAAGTGGAATTTCGACTGTAAATCTTGAAGTTGTTGGAGCATCGACACCAACTTTCTTAGTTGTGTCTGGAGTTTCTACATTTAATTCTCAAGTTATTATTGGAGCAGGAATTACTATAACTTCTGGTGGTTTAATAGTTAATAGTGGAATTTCAACATTCAATTCTGCTGTTGATATTAATTCTGGCGTCAATGTAACTGGAGGGATATCCGCAGATACTATCACATCAACATCAATCGATACAAATCTTGCAGAAATTGACATATTTACTGCTGGAATATCAACATTTAATGGTGATATTGTTGTTGGCAGTGATGGAAGAGCATCTAATTCATTTGTAAGAGTTCTTTCTGGTGATAATAATATTTCAAAGTTTGAGGCTTATGGACAATCAAATGGTTCTGGAGCATTATTTGTTGGAAGTAACTCTATCACTGGTGGGGGTGTCTATTATACTGGGGATGGAACTCCAGCATATGCAATAGGTGCAGTAAATGATACTATTGCATATTATAGAACTGGTGCTGGTACAAGTGAGGTTGTATTCTACTATCCAAATACTAGCAATGATGTTACCTTTAGAGGGTCTGTTTCCGTCAGTGATCAATTGTCAGTTACTAATGACCTCACTGTTGGTGGAAATTTAAGTGTAGGAAACTTAAATGTTGGAGCAGCAACAACAATTATAGGTCAACTAAATGTAGTTAATGTTTCAGCTTCTGGTATCATTACCGCAACTGACTTCAATTCAAGTTCAGATATTACTCTGAAGAAAAATATTTCTCCAGTTGAAAATGCATTAGATAAGGTTTGTGATTTGAATGGAATTAATTTTGAATGGAAATCCACAGGTCAAAAATCTATTGGAGTTTCTGCGCAAAATGTTGAAAAAGTTTTACCAGAGTTGGTAGATGATAGTGATAAATATAAAGCAGTAAATTATAATGGACTTATCGGTGTTCTGATTGAAGCGGTGAAAGAACTTAGAAAAGAGATAAATGAATTAAAGAATAAATAATAAAAAGGCAAACTAACGAGGGGATAGTGAACCTCAGGAGCAAAAATGGCAGTAAATAAGAATTTTGTTGTCAAAAACGGTCTTGAGGTTGCAACTAACCTCATCTTCACTGATACGGAAAACTCTAAAGTTGGATTTGGAACAACATCAATAGATTACACTGTACATGTAATCGGTGGTATCGGCGCTACGGATTTAAATGTCACTGGAATAGCAACATTTAATGGCGTCAATGTAGATGGATCATTTCAAGTTGGTGTAGTTACTGCGACAGAAGTTTACGCAGACTTTATCGATTTGATAGGAGTTTCTCTCTCCACAGCATCAGTAACAACTGGAGTTTCAACTTCTGCAAATATAAGTGTTGGAACCGCAGGAACAACAATCACTACACTTACTGGTGGAAAAGTTGGTATTGGAACAACAAATGCACTTCACAGATTCCAAGTAGGAAGTGCAAATGCAACAGGATTTACAACAACTACAAGTGGATTATTTGTCGTTACATATGATGGAAAGGTTGGGGTTCAGACTGGACAACCAACATCAGAACTGCATGTATTTGGTAATGAAACAGTAACTGGAGTTATTACCGCCACGACATTTAATGGTCAGGTAAACTCCGGTTTTGGCACAATTACTAGGTTATTATCCACACACTTTGACACAACTAATGCAAATGTTGGAGTTGCTACTGTTGGATTTTTGACTGGTACTAATTTATATTACACTGGCATTTCTACATTTTCTTCAGTTAATATTATTTCCGGATCTAATGTAAATGTTGAAAATGCATATTTTAATGTAGGCATTGTTACTTATATTAGTGGAACTAATTTAAATTATACAGGTATTGGTAGTATTGGAACATTAGATACTACAGTTGCAACTATTGATTATCTGTCCGGAACTAATTTAAACTATAGTGGAATCGGAACCATTAGTAATATTGAAATTGAAAGTGGACAAATTCAAGCAGTTTCCGGTATTGCAACTTATTATGGGGATGGTTCAAAACTTGCTGGAGTAACTTATGGTATTGGAATTCGTAGTGATGGATCAACAATTGCTGGAGCTGGCGTAACTGTTATTGATTTTACAGGTTCTGGAATTTCTACAGTCACTGCATCTTCAGGAATCGCAACAATTTATGTTGAAGGTGGTGGTGGTGCAGTAACACCAACTCAAATTGCTGTAACTGACGAAACTGCATCGGCAACAACACACTATATTACATTTACAACAGGTGCCAGTTCCAGTCAGGCACTTAAAGTTGATACTTCAACTCTTAGTTATGTTCCAAGTACGAATAACTTAACTGCAACTACCTTTACTGGCGCATTGAGTGGAAATGCGACTAGTGCAACTAATGCAACAAATATAAACATCTCCGCAACTACATCATCAGATACTACAACATCAGTAGTATTAGTTGGATCACAATCAACAGGAAATCAAAGTCCATTTATCGACTCTGGACTTACTTATAATGCCGGCACAAATAACTTAACCGCAACTACATTTACTGGCGCATTAAGTGGAAATGCTACTAGTGCAACTACAGCAACTACAGCAACAAATGCAACAAACACTGCAATTACTAATACAACAACATCAGCATCTACGCACTATATTACATTTGTTGATGGAACATCTGGAAACAGAGCACAAAGAGTTGATAGTACTGGATTAACTTATATCCCAGATTCAAATATAATTGGAGCAAGTATCAGTGGAAATGCCGCAACAGTTACGAGAAATGCAAACTTAACTGGCGATGTCATTTCTGTTGGAAATGCAACTGCAATTGCTGCTGGGGTCATTGTTAATAATGACATAAGTGCATCGGCGGCAATTGCAGTTTCTAAATTGGCAGCATCAACAATTTCAGGTGTTACTCTTGGAGGAAATCTTGCAACTCTGACTAGAGGAACATATTTAACTGGATCAAATTACAACGGTTCCACAGCAAGAACTTGGGCAGTTGACGCAACAACAACAAACACTGCATCAAAAGTTGTTGCTCGTGATGCAAGTGGAGACTTTGCTGCTAATGTCATTACTTGTGTAGATTTGAATTCAACTTCTGATATTAATTTGAAAGATGATATAAGACCATTTGAAAATGCATTAGCAACCGTAAATCAATTAAATGGTGTTCATTTTACATGGAAAAAGGACGATAGAAAGTCTATTGGCGTCATTGCACAAGAAATTGAAAAAATCTTACCAGAACTCGTTACTGAAACTGAAGGAAATAAGACTGTTAATTATAATGGACTTATTGGTGTTCTTATTGAGGCTGTGAAAGAACTAAGTGAAAAGGTTGAGATCTTGGAAAGCAAAGCATGATAAATAATACAAAAGCATCTAGTTTTAACGAAGATGGCGTATCAAATATCAGGAAATACTGTTATTGATGATAGCAGAAATATAACTGGTCCCACCATAACTGCATCTAATCTTTTTAATATACCTTCGGGAAATACTGCTTCGAGACCCACTTCAACTACAGGATCAATTTATTTTAACACTCAAACAAATGAGTTTGAAATGTATAATGGTTCTTCCTGGATAAGAGTATCAACTATTGCAGCTTAAAAACAGGTAAAATATATGGCATTACAAATTAATGGAACAACTGTTGTTGACAATAGTAGAAACATAACAGGAGTCTCCGTAACTGGAACTGATGATTTAAGTTTTGGTAGTGGAACAACTCCAGCAAGACCAGCATCTCCTGTATCTGGTGATATAAGATATAATACTACATTAGCTAAAATTGAAGTTTATAATGGATCTCAATGGAGACTTTTGACTGAGATACCAGCAGTTACAGGTATTTTTGGTGGTGGAGTTACACCATCAATAAATTCTAGTATTCAATATCTAGATATTGCATCGACGGGTAATACAACTAAGTTTGGTGAATTGGCTACAGGAAGATATGAACTAGCATCTT